ATACTGGGTAGACATGGTGAAAGTCATCAAGGTCATCGTGAATGAAAGTGAAGGCAAGAAGCCAGAACAGTATGTTATCAAAGATATCAATATCAATCTACAAAATCTATCAGTAGCGCAGAAAACTAACACCGACTTTGCAGCAAATCCAGCAACAGGTCTCGGTGGCACCGGTGGCGGAACGAATACACCTTATACTGTTCCAGCAATGCCATACAATACATCTGGTTCAAGATTTACTCTTGGACAATCCGAATCCGCAGTAGACGCAAAGCATATCGTGCATCTATCACTCACAGAAGGTCTGGATCGTTTCTGGCCTTTCGGACAGAGCATTCTAGAGAATATCTTCAAAGTCTATAAGCAGAAAGAACTACTAGAAGATGCGGTGCTCATCTACCGCGTACAACGCGCTCCTGAACGCAGAATGTTCAAGATCGATGTTGGTAACATGCCCAGTCACATGGCTATGGCATTTGTTGATCGCGTGAAGAATGAAATTCACCAGCGTCGTATCCCATCCTTGTACGGTGGTCAATCAGTTGTCGATGCTACATATAATCCACTAAGCATGAATGAAGATTATTTCTTTCCTGTAACTGCAGAAGGTCGAGGATCATCGGTCGAAGTTCTACCGGGTGGACAGAATCTGGGTGAGATCGATGACTTGAAATACTTCAACAATCGCCTAGCTCGTGGTCTACGTGTTCCTAGCTCATATCTTCCTACTGGCCCTGATGATAACTCTACTCCGTTGAGTGACGGGCGCGTAGGTACTGCCATGATCCAAGAGTTCCGCTTCAATCAATATTGTGAAAGATTGCAGAACTATATCTGTTTGAAACTGGATGATGAGTTCAAACTCTTCTTGCGTTGGAGAGGATTCAATATCGATACTGGATTATTCCAACTAGTATTCAACCCGCCTCAGAACTTTGCTGCATATCGACAGAGCGAATTAGATAACAGTCGTGTAAGTACATTCCAGACTATGGAAGCGGTGCCTTATATCTCTAAGAGATTTGCTCTCGAACGCTTCTTGGGCTTGACTGAAGAAGAGATCAAGCGCAACGAGAAGCTCTGGGAAGAAGAGAATCAAGAAGAAGTCAGTTATGATCCTAAGGGTGCTGATCTTAGAAGTGTCGGGGTATCCACCGGTGATTTCAGTGCTGACACAGAGACAGCAGATACCATAGACCAGCAAGGAGCAGAACAGACTGAAGCTCCCGGTGAAGTAGCTGGACCCGTAGCAAGCGCCGCATCATCTCCTAATGCTATGGCAGCATCAGGCGGAGCAGTACCGCCCGCCGCTCCTGTATAACTTCAAAGATAAATACATCTAGGAGTATATAGATGCTTTTAACTGAAATGTTCGATCCGCCGGTTCAAGGTATGCAAGATGTCAATAGCGACAATAGCAAACCTGTATATCGGACATCACGCAAGACCAAACTCACTCTCAAGCAGATACGCAAATTGAGAAGGATGCTTGATGTTCGGAACTATGAGAGAAAGTTATATCTAGATAAAGTCCGCAAACAATACGGTGCTAAACCAGCTCCCGTGTAAATTTTTGATTTATCTCACGCCAAAACGCAAAAAATGTGTAGATAATAGCAGTTTTTCCTGACTACGGCATAAGTATTTTATACAAAGCCATTTCTATCAGGAGAAAATTAATGGATATCAAGAAGTACGAAAAACTCATCAACCTCGTTATCAATGAGGATCTGGATAAAGCGCACGAACTTTTCCATGAGATCGTTGTAGAAAAATCACGCGAAATCTTTGAGTCAATCATGGCTGAAGAAGACATGGAAGAAGGCATGGGCGGTCAAGTAGGCGACCTACTAGACGAGATCGATGCTGAAGAATCAGGCGTCATGGAAGATGACGAAGCCGACATCGAATTCGATGACGAGGCTGAAGATGCCGGTCATGAAATGACTCACGATCTAGAAATGGATCATGACACAATGGATCATGAAGATGAGCACGAAGAACACGAAGAAATTGAAGATGCTGTAATCCGCATCGAAGACAAGCTCGACCAACTCATGGCAGAGTTCGAAGAAATCATGGGCGGCGAAGCTCATGATGACGACGAAGAAGAAGGCGATGAGGAAGAAGAAGAAGGTGACGAAGAAGAAATGGACGAAGACATGATGATGGAAAACATCACTCTTCAGAAGGTTCCAGTTCATCACGGTGACGACGGCGCGCAGCGCAAGAGCACAGTAGCTTCAAACTCAGGTCAAGCTGGAATGGCAAGCAAGCCAGTAAAGTTCGCAGGTTATTCTGAAACAGTTCCAACAAGCCCAAAGAAGCCACACGACGCCTACACTAAGGGCGAAGGCAATCTTCCAGGCGCAGGCGCATTCAAGAATGTCCCAGGCAAGAACAATTTCGCAGATATGGGTGAGAAGACACCGAAGCCAGTGAAGAAGGATGAATCATCCAATCACAAGAGCCCAGTTGCTGAATCACGCCGTACCCCACGTAGACCAGTTCGATAAGAAAAGGATCTGAGAACAAATGGCTTTGTATCTTAGAGAAAATCTAACCTTCGACAAGGCGGGGATGATCGTCGAAGCCGTCAAGGAAGGCGACGATAGTCTCAAGACCTTATATATGAAAGGTATCTTTATACAGGGCGGGGTAAAGAACGCGAATGAGCGTATTTACCCCGTCTCTGAGATCGAAAATGCGGTTAAGACCCTTAACACGCAGATCAATGAAGGGTACTCAGTGCTGGGTGAGGTAGATCACCCAGATGACCTCAAGATCAATCTAGACCGTGTATCGCATATGATCACTCATATGTGGATGGATGGTCCTAATGGTTTTGGAAAGCTGAAAATTCTTCCTACTCCAATGGGTCAACTCGTAAGAACAATGTTGGAGTCAGGTGTTAAACTCGGCGTATCCAGTCGTGGATCAGGTAATGTAAATGACATGGATGGCAGAGTAAGTGATTTTGAAATAATCACTGTTGATATCGTTGCTCAACCTAGTGCTCCAAATGCATATCCCAAAGCAATTTATGAAAGCCTTCAGAACATGAAGTATGGACATAAAGTGTTAGAGATTGCTAAAGACGCTAGAGGTAACAAGCAAGTCCAGAAATATTTGAGCGAGGAAGTAAAACGCCTCATCAATGAACTAAAACTTTAAAAAGGATTAAAGATATGCTAGAAGCTATCAAACCATTACTAGAAAGCGGACTCATCAACGAAGAAGTAGGCAGAGAACTAAACGAAGCCTGGGAATCCAAGTTGAATGAAGCTCGTCTTCAAGTACGTGCCGAACTCCATGAAGAGTTCGCTCAGCGTTACGAACATGATCGCAGCGTTATGGTAGAAGCCCTAGATAAAATGATGACCGACAATCTCTCAGCAGAAATCGCAGAATTTGCTTCTGAGAGAGCAGCAATGCACGAAGACCGCGTAAAGTCACAGACTAAACTCCGTGAAAGCGCAACGAAGTTCAACGACTTCATGGTTACGAAACTAGCCGAAGAAATCAGAGAACTACGCAATGACCGTCAGATTCAGATGGAAAACCAGAAGAAGCTGGAACAATTCATTGTTCATGCCCTATCTCGCGAAATCAAAGAATTCGCGATTGACAGGCAAGCAGTTGTTGAAGCAAAGGTAAGACTCGTAGCTGAAGGCCGCAAGCAACTCGAAACACTCAGAAAGAGATTCGTCTCAGAAAGTGCTCAGAGAGTAAGCAGCGTCGTTTCATCTCATCTAAAGGGTGAACTATCACAACTCAAAGAAGACATCAAAGTCGCAAGACAAAACAATTTCGGTCGCAAGATTTTTGAATCTTTCGCAAGTGAATTCTCTGTAACTTATCTAAATGATAAGGCAGAAACCCGCAAGGTAATGAAGGCACTCGCTCAAAAGGATCAACAATTGGCCGAAGCTACTGCTAAGTTGCAACATGCAGCAAAGCTAGTAGAAAGTAAAGAGAAAGAAGTCCGTATCATCAAGGAATCTACTCAAAGAGAACAGACACTAAGTCAATTATTGTCAACTCTCAATGAAGAGAAGTCTGAAGTGATGCGTAGTCTACTAGAAAGCGTCCAGACACCAAAGCTACAGGCCGCATTCGACAAGTATCTACCAGCAGTACTCACTACTGGTTCAGAATCTAAGCCTGCAAAGGCCAGAACAACTGGATCAGTTATCGTAGAGGCTACTGGAAATAAAACTGCACAGATTCAGCAAGAAGTCGATCTCGAAGAAAAAGACAACGTGATTGACATCAAGCGTCTGGCAGGGCTTTAATTAGACATAGTTTAGGAGATTATAATAATGTCAAAATTACTTTTAGAAAGCCGTTGGAACGAGACCAAAGAAGCCCTGCTCGAAGGCTTGAAGGGAACTCGCCGCTCAACGATGGGTGTTATTCTAGAGAACACCAAGAAGCAACTACTCGCTGAAAGCTCAGCAGGTACTACTACAGCTGGCAATATCGCAACACTAAATCGCGTTATTCTCCCAGTAATCCGTCGTGTTATGCCGACTGTTATTGCTAACGAACTCGTTGGCGTTCAGCCAATGACCGGCCCAGTTGGTCAGATCCATACACTACGTGTACGCTATGCAAATAGCTTGCAGGACAACTCAGCAGCGCAGACTTCAGTCATCGCTGGTGAAGAAGCACTTTCACCATTCAAGATCGCGCAGGCATATTCTCGCGTTCCTGAAGGTGCAACAAGCACTAACTACTACACTGGTGCTGACACTGCTTCACTCGAAGGTAACGGCGGAAAGCAAATTTCTGTTCAGATCCTACGTCAAGCTGTAGAAGCTAAGTCACGTAAGCTACAAGCACGTTGGACTTTCGAAGCTGCTCAAGACGCTCAATCACAACATGGTATTGACGTTGAAGCAGAAATCATGGCAGCTCTTGCTCAAGAAATCACTGCTGAAATCGATCAGGAAATCCTCCTATCACTTTCAACACTAGCTTCAACTGAGTATACTTACAACCAGGCAACTGTTTCAGGTACTGCTACATACGTAGGTGACGAACATGCTGCTCTAGCAGTTCTCATCAACCGCGTTGCAAACTTGATCGCACAGCGCACACGTCGCGGTGCAGGTAACTGGGCTGTTGTTTCACCAGCTTCATTGACTGTTCTTCAGTCAGCAACTACTTCAGCATTCGCACGTACTACTGAAGGTACTTTCGAAGCTCCAACTAACACTAAGTTCGTTGGTACTTTGAACGGCGCAATGAGAGTGTTCGTAAACTCTTATTCACCAGACACCCAGCCAGTACTCGTAGGCTACAAGGGTTCATCGGAAACTGACGCAGCAGCATTCTACTGCCCATACATTCCGTTGATGTCATCAGGCGTCGTCCTTGATCCGAC